ACTAGACAAACCACTTGCTGCTTGTCCGATATTAATGTATGGAGTACCATAAACATTATTAACTCTTAAAAGACTTCCTCCTGCAAATGGAATTCTTGCAGTTTGTAAGGGTTTTGTTGTTCTAGGTTTAGGTACATCAATAATACTATTTCCAACATGATCTATATCAAATCCTTTTACGTATGCAGTGCCTGCTGACACTCTAATACCCATGTTCTCTTCTTTAGGTACATTACCATCATCAGTAACTTCTTCCTCTGTAAAGACGCCTCCATTGCCAGTTTCATCGTTAAGAAGATCGACAACATCAACAATAAAATTATCTACAGCATAATTTCCAGATTCTTCAAATGTTCTCTTAGCAAAATATTTTCTAATTTCACTATAAGTAGATGTATCCTGAACTTTTAATATCTTCCCTTCTTCAATTCTTACTACCTCGATGAAGGTGGTATCCTGATTATCAGTCAGTAATTTTTTAGTTAGTACTAGTTTAATTCTAAGTCTGTCTGCACCAGGAGCTGCAAAGTTGGTAAAACCCTTTGCATTATCATTAATTTTTGGTTCTTGATCCGAATTTACAATATCTTCAACAACATCAAATCCAACCCTAAAGGATGGTTGATTATCGTAAGGATCGAGAATAATTTGAGTTTTCTGACTATCTACAAAAGCACCCCTTGTAAAATATACGCCAGCATCAACACCTACAGCATATCCAGTATTTGTAGCATTTACACTATTAAGTGTAAATACTGTGTCTCCAGATACGATTGCAGTATTACCATAGGAAATATTATCCTGTAGAATTAATACCTCACCATCCTCAAATACTGTAGCGTCATCAGAACCACCTTCAGCATATTTTACAAATAAAGTTATTTCTTCAACACCTTCTTGTGGTGGAAGTAAATAACCTTTAATTTTAGCTCTTATCTTCGTATTCTCAGAAAGTACCGTAGCACCTTTTCCATTATTTGCACCTACAATTGCATCAAGATAAACAGATACATCAATGCCCAGATGATCTCTATTTACTTTAACAGTAGTAAATTCATTATCACAAGTAACTCCACCAGGAATTACCATTGAACCTTCTTTGAAAATATGACTTCCAAAAGATTCTATTTGATTTTGAAGAATTGACTGTAATCCAGTTAATTCTCTTGCCTGAACCGGAAACCCAGGCTTGAAAAGAACCTTATAAAAATTATCGTCCTTACTAAAATCGTCGTAATAAGGATTTACGTTTAAGTTCGTCTTTTGGGGCATTTTTTAGAATTCCAGTATAATTTTTAAGTCTTCTTTTTGTCTTGGGTTTCTAGCAATACTAGATCTGTTGTCAAGATAAATTACTTCTCCCGACCCTTTATTTATTTCAGGTACTGCTATACCATTTGTGAAATCAACACCTAGATTGATTAACTTAGTTCCAGTGGGATTGGTAGTGATACCTGAGAATCCACTGTCAATACTTCCAGTAAAACCAGAAATTTTTCCTGTAATAGTTCCACCAGATGAACTAAAACTGTAATTTCTACCATTAGTAGAGATGCCAGTGTAATCTTGATGATCTAAAGTAGTTCTATTAAAGAATAGTGATCTATCAGAAAAATACTTCAATACCTTAGTTTCATCATCATATGAAGCGACCCATCCTCTTGCTTTACCAACATTTAAAGGTTGCTCTATTTCTTCACCTACTTTTGGTTTTCCAACCAAATTGTTATCATCAACCAATTTCAATGAGAATAATCCACTGAAAGTATTTTCTGTATAGACATCGGATGTGCCAACTTTAGTTGGATTTTTCACAATAGATACTTGTGCGAAACTTGTATCTACTGGAAAATCTTTTGTTGAATCATCAAATCTAGCATATACTAATACCCTGTCAGTTCCTAATTCAGTGTAAATATCAAATCCATGACCTTTTGTAGGTGGAATAATTGGAACTAAGTGTGCTGATGATCCAGTTGTACTTGAATTTATTGAACCAAGATCAACAAGAGCATAACTGTAATCTCTTCCTCCAGAAACAACAGTAGTATTTGTTACTCTACCACCCTCAACATCAACTCTTACCTTACCTCCTGTACCATCTCCAATCAATTCAAATTCCTGACCAATACCATTGGCATAGTTATTGCCTTTATCAGCAATATAAACAGTTTTAATCTGATTATCATTTAATGTAGAATCTGCAGATTCCCTGACTGCTCTAATTTGACTGTCTGTGCTTGTAGACCAATTATTTGGTACAGTTATATAATCTGTTGAATCAAATTTTATAATATCACTAGGACTTATAGTGTAAAGGTATTTCCATATATAACCATCACCACTATCACCTGCCCTTGATGGTTCTAAATCGGTAAATTTTGGTTGATCTAGAGAAACATTTCCCTTTAAATTTTCACCATTAGATCCGTTTTCAATACAAATGTAAACTCTAAAATCTTCATTTACAACATAATAATTTGAATCATAAAGTCTAGATGCATTTGTAATTGGTGCTGGGGATGTTACACTGTAATCATCCCTATACATTTCATATCTACTTCCTGCAACCCAATCAATTTTTCTTACAATGCGTCTAACATTGGCACCAGTAATTCTTTTGCCATAAAGAACAACATCACCTGCATGACTATTAGATGCAAGATTATCGAGTGGTGTTGGTGGATTAGTATTCCAAGTAGTGCTTCTTCCATACCCAACTATCGCTGGATTTGGTAAACCAACAGTAACATAGTATGAGTTGTTTGCAGAATCAATAGAATCCACAAAATTACTGGCATTCAGAATTCTAAATTGATCAGTAACAATTGCTGACATCGTTATCTTTTTTTATATATTTATAGGGGAATGAATGATTTAATTATTGAGCGTAGAATGGGAAGTAATTATCCTGTTCTAAGGGAACTCCACTTTCTGGTGGTTTTCTTGATCTAATGCCACCAGACTTCTGTTCGCCAAAATCACCTCTTCTTTGAATTGAAGGGAAAGAAGAAAGACCGGCATCTACTGTCAACCCTGTAACACCAATGCCAATTCCGTTTGTTCTTTCATCAAAATTGTAAATTCTACCAAATGATATTCTTCCAAGATGAGTACAGATTCCTGTTTCAGCACTACTCCAAGATCCGGTAGAAAGAAGACCAACAACAGGACTATCTGTATGAATATTACAAATAATTTCACCATCTTCTAAAAGTCCAGACTTGGCGTGTACTTTATAGACATTATCGAGGAAAGTACTTCCGATACCAACAACAGCATTATTATCACTATCTACAGAAGTAACTCCATGACCTATGGTCGTATCATAGATCAGAACTGGGTATCCAACTTGAAGATCGTTTGTATCAGGAGCAACATTGAACTTACCACCCAAAATTGCATAATCTAGTAGAGCAGTAAAGTTGAATTTAAGTGCCAAAGGATGACCACCTGTACCAGGACAAGTGCTTATTCCTGTAATAATTCCACTAAATCCCTGAACGTTTGAAACTTCGGTGAGTCTTTCTGTTGGTGTTCTTGGAGATTCAATAATTGTTAGTGGAGGATTGGTAGTAGTATATCCAAGTCCAGGATTAGTAATCGTAACTGAAGAAACTTGACCGTTTGTTATAGTTGCTGTTGCTGTAGCAGTAGTTCCTACACCAACTCCAATCAATTTAGGTGCAGATAATTTGATATCCAATGAAGACACTGTATATCCTGACCCCACATTATCAATTGATATTGAACTTACAGTACCAGAGGTAGAAACTGTTGTTGTAAATTCTGCGGGAGCAACTTCTCTTTCTTCACCAAAGAAAGCATCAAACTCAAAAGATGATGATTTATTTACATCTAAGATTATATTATCATATACAAAGAATTGTGCGTTATCAACAAATATTTCAGTATCTGTTGGGGAAACATCACCTATAATTTTAGCTGTTGGGAAAATCTTGGGTTCATAAACATCTCTTGCTTTGGTAACAAGATTTCCTCTGACATACATGTCATTCTTTTGCTTAATCCAATCAACTGGTCTGAAATTATTTTCATCAACTCCTAAACCAGTGTAAATTTCAGTTTCAACAGTATCAGCACCACGAATTGCTGTTAATGTTCTGGAATTATTTTGTGCTGGAGTACTGAATTGTGGATTCTTTCCTACAAACAGATCATCTCCAACTTTTACTGTTGACTGAACGTCAATATTGATTGCATCGACGTTATCCTGACCTACGTAGAAGAAGATATCTACTTTATCTTGAGGTTGAGGTGCTTCCTCAAATATAAAGGAAGTTCCACCAGTAAATTTATATGAATCACCAGGTGTTTGTAAAACTCCGTTTACAAAGATAAGAAGAACTGCATCTAAATTGATACTTACAGAAAGTGGATTTGCTGGATTTGTTTCAAAACTTAAGAGTTCTCCCTTATAGAAAAGTGGGAATCTCTTTCTTGTTCCGTTTTGATATCCAGCGATACTATCAATAAAATCAAGTTCACCAAACGACCATGAGGAGAATGCATCTGAGAATGTTTCAAGAACTTCCAATTCAAAATCTGCAACTGGTTGAGTATAATCTTTCGCAGTTACAAGTCCCGCTACTTTCATTACATCACCAGGTTTAAATCCATAACCGGATCTAGAAACTTTAAAGTCGCTGACACTAAACTGTGCTCCTGGTGCAACAGTTCTGGTTGGAAGTGTCGAATTTCCGACTGCAAATGTAACAATACCAACTAAGGTGTGAATTGCAGACTGAACGTTAGCACACTGTGCTGGAGTGGTAGTAGAGGACAGTTTGTATATGACTGCACCTACTTCAGCACTGACAAATGTATGTACGTATTGTTGTCCGCTTGGAGACGCTCCGACATTAACTCTAAAAGTATTAGTAGTAACATTAGAGATAGTTAGATATCCAGTTACATTTGTGGTGCTCTGGGAACCTGCCGGATCAGTTGGTCTAGGATAAGTATGGAGAGTTGCATCATTATCCTTAGTGCATGTAAATGTAAAGGAATTATCAACAAGTTTTACTTGATCGCCATTTTGGAAACCATGATTTGGTATGGTAATTGTAAAGTTACCATTTGATGATGTGTAACTTGCATTTGTTGGAGTATATGCAACAGTATCATATGTGATTGTTAAGTCAAAGATTTGAGTTCTGGTGGTATGACCACCAGTTATAACTGCCTCATTTCTCATTACCTGAGTGGCAATATTTCTTGCTTCCTCAAAAGCTCTGATTGTTTCTTCCTCCTCACCAGCAACATGAGCGCCTGTAATATACAGATTCGCGGCATCGAAAGTAAGATCATTTCCACCATATTTCAAGTTATATGCTAAAGACTCCAATACATCTACAATATCATCCTTACAATCTTGTGGATTTCCTGTAGGAACATTGAATGATGGGAATGCAGCAATCATTCTTCCATATGCAACATCTGCGATAAAAGCAGTATTGCTTAAAATTAGATTTGCAGCATCAAAGAATCTATCCTCATTTGCAGCATCTGAAGTTGGTCCTATTTGCAAATTAAGAAGGAGATTCTCACCAACTTTAGTGGTTGCACCAACACCAAGTCTTGAAACTCCAACCACTTCCATATTTTCATAATTTGGTTCTGGAATTATCAATCTTGGATTGATATATCCTGTTCCAGCATTAGTGATGTTAAATGATAATGTTCCACCAATCCCAACTGTCGCTTCAACAACTGCTCCTGTACCTGAACCACCTGATGGTCCTACATTGACTGTAATTGAGTCGGAATCGAATGCAGTAATTGAAAGATTCTGACCGGCAGCAGGATCTGTAGACCTTGGATATGGTTGCTCTGTAAAGAAATTATCCTCAGAACATGTGAATATTAAACTATCAACATCAATTTGAATAGTATTTGATGTGTTAAGAGAATGTGTACCAATCTGCAGAACAAGAACACCGCTATCTGGTGTATATGTTGCATTAGTTACTGTATAAGTGGCATTGTTATTATCAGTTATGCTGTCTGAAACTGCTCTTACAAACTTATGTTCGTATGCAAAATCAGTAACACCAATTGAAACTGGACTTCTATAACCAGATCCAAAAGATAAATCATAATATTTTGAAATGTCACCACCACTTTGATATACATGAGTGATAGTTGATGGTCCAACTGCTACTGTCAATTCAGTCGCAGATATTATATTGTAAATATCAAGTGCAAAATCATAATCTGGGAATATTTGAGTGGAGGATCCACCACCAGAATCGCACTCAAATAGTAAGTTATTAAGTTTGACTCTCTCAGAAGATCTGAGATTATGTGAATCTGAAGTTTTTACTCTAAGAAGACCACTTACCTTATCATATTCTGCTGCTATAATTCCAACAGGATTTCTGTAAGTATTGACACCGACAATATTTGTTAATTCTCCACTGGAATTTTTATCTACTAAAAGTGATGCTCCATAAAGAGGTGCATATCCAAGTCCTGGGGTAGAACCCAAAGAAACAATCAAACCACCTCTAGGTACTTGGTTTTGATTGATGTCAAATTCAGAAATTATTTTAGTTCCATCAACAGAAGTAATTCCAGTATAGACTACGCTAGTAATTCCAGCATTTACGTCACTAACAATATCATAATTATTCCCTGTATTATTTTCAGTAGATGGTGTTTGGAATACACCGTTTATAAACAAAATGCCATTTCCAGGTGATACACCAGTAGTATCAAGACCACCAACTTTCATGGTATATGTTCTTCCGATTCCACTAAATTCATGAGAATTATCATCAAAAATCATATTCTCAGAATAATCTGATCTTAGGAAAGTTCTACCAGAGAATTTTGCGCTTACATATGGAAGATTCTGTTCGTTTCTTCTAGCGCGAGTATTTCCTTTTGGAGGATCAGTAAAGAATATTTCATTTTTAACAATATTAAATGATCCTCTATAAAGTTGAATTTTTGAACCATCAATATGAGTTGTTGCTGCACTACCAACAGAACCCCTAACAACAGATACTGTTTGATGAGTTTCTCCAACACCAGATCTAATAACACCACTTATTGGGCCAAGTATTTCTCCATTTGTATTACTTGTAAATCCAACACTCTCAACTTTCATATATTCATCATCTATTCTCAAGATGTCTCTTGGTTGAATTGATGAAATGCCACTTACATTGAATGTATTAATTCCTGCAGGAATACCTCCAGAGAAATAATGACCGTTGTTAATCAATGTATGACTAATTGGGGTGAAGGTAATTGGTTGCTGAACGATACCATCAATACCAATAACAGTTTTTGAAAGTTTTTTAGTGAATTCTAATTCATGAGCGTTTCCTTCACCTACGTCGGTAAATGTAACTGCGATTCCAGCTCTTGCATATTCTTCTTTAGTGGCAAGTTGGAAAGAGTCTGGAGTTATAGCAATTGCAAAGACTCTATCGGGAAGTTTATTAGTTGTAATACCAAGATAGTTCTCGGTGGTACCAATTCCCATCGAAGTTTGACCTATACCTTCAAAAGTAGATCTAGGAGTGTAAATTAATTCCTCACCAGTATTGAAGAAGTGATCTGGATATGTGAATACCCCAGTTGCATAATCAATATTTAAAGTTGGATCAAATGATTTATTGTAAATTGGTTTTCCTTCATGAGTTAATGGGAAATTGACTCTGTTTGCTCTAAGACCATTAATACCATCAAATGCTGAGAGGTAAAGTAATTTAGAAGATGGACCATATTCAAGTGGAAGTGCCTGATTGTCAAAGTCCATCTCACGATAGAACACTTCATTATATGCTTGTACGGTTATATCATCTCCATCATGATATGATGAGTCTGGATAGAAATTGATAAAATAGTCATCTCCACTTACTTCCGAACCAAATGTGCCAAGACCAGTTACACTATTCACATTAGCAAAAGGACCATTCACTACAACAACATCTTTTTCAACAGAGTTTGCAAGAGCATAAATCTGATGTATTGCTGATGTTTGTCCTACTGATACTCTTACAATTGAAGAAGAAGATGATATTAAATCAAAATTAAATGTACCAACTCTGACTACTCCAGTTCCAACCCCAACCGTGCTCTCTAAAAGACCACTTCTCTCTGTCTCTGGTGGTTGATTATTCAATAAGAATCTATACGTTCCAATACCAGAAGTTACAGTTCCAAATCCAATAATATTTGATCTAACGGTCAGAGAACCTACAGAAGACGTTCCAAGATTTTCGACTTTAATTGAAACAGTTCCTGCCGAAGGATCATGAATTGCTTTTACAATTCCAGTTTGAGATGCACTATAAGATAAGGCAGTGGTATCAAAATAGTACTCACTTAGGTAAGTATCTACACCATCAAAATTAATAATTGCTTCAATTATATTAATTCTTCCTAGTTCATCAGCAACTTCTATATTTGCAAAAGCACCGTTGAAATCAGAGGTATCAAATTCTTTGATTGTTTTAATATTATTTGAAGTTCCTTGTGCTGTTATTCCAGCAACAAAAGATCCTGTAACATCAATTGAACCAAAACTTTCAGTTCCTATACCAGACTGACCTAATGGTAAACCTTGATATAAGTATGTTTTCTTTATTACTTTAATGTCATGATCTCTATCAAAAGGATCTGTTGGAGCAAACTTAAGAGTTCTTCTTCCATCATCATCAATATCTGCTTCAAAATTTCCAAGTTTTTCATTACTAAATGATGTTTGTTTTTCAAATAAGAAGGAATCTAAAGTCGTAGATTGATATGCTAATTCTGATAACTGAATATCCCCAGTGTCAGGATCTTGTATCTGCACCAAATATCTTACATTATTATCAAGAAAATCAATAACATCTAATTCTACAAATCTATCTTTAAATCCTCTACTAGAGAACTTATCACTGATATCATCATGTACTAGAGCACGATTTGTTTTACATTCGACATAATCATTTAATTTTTTATTTTGAATTCTTAATCTATTTGATTGCTCCACATTTAAATTTAATGGATTCAATCTTGGTGTATCATCAACTGCATTGTCAAAATTGTTAATAATATCAACTCTTCTCTCACCTATAACATCTAAAACTATAATAGCAGAGGTGGTTCCACCAAGACTTACTCTACTTGAACCAGTTGATTGAACTTCAACATCTGCAAAATTCTTTAGACCTGCAGGATGAACTAAACTATTGACAGGACTTCTCTGCTGATCCCAAGTAACAGAACTCTTGACAGAGTACGAAAGATTTTGATAGTAATCATTATCTGGAACAACTTGATAGTCCTCGCTTAACTTACCTATATCATCACTCCAACCAATATTGATTTTAGATGAATAATCAATATTGAATCTAGCATGTTTTCTGTCAACATCAGTTATTTCTGCAATAACTCCACTAATAAAACCTTTTATAAGTTCGCCTTTTTTGAGATTATATCTTCCTTTAACTTTAATGAAATCATCCCTAATCACACTTACATAAAGATCTCTCTCTCCCCATGTTGGATTTTCGCCGATTGAGACAGGACGACTTACATAAAGTTGTTCATTTCTTACAAACTCACCTCTTTCCTGAATAACATCTATAACGGGATAATTTTTGCTATTAACTAAAGTCGCAAAACCATCTTGGAATGTTTTAGCAAAACCAGGATTAGTAGTCAACCCAACACCATTTTCATCAACTATACTAAATTCCAAAGTTGCTGGACTTGTATCAGCAAAATCTGTAACTTCAAAGAATCTATAATCATAATCTTTGGAATTATATCCGTCACCAACACCATCAACTGCTTGTTGAATTCCTTCAACAAATATTTTGTCTCCAACATTAAATGGGCGAATATCAAATCCTAATACGGGAGTTTCCAGAGTACATGTAGCAATTCCTGCAGGTCCAGTTAGCATTGATGTAATTCCAACACCGTTTGAATTATCAACACAAATAATTTTATGTGGCTCAGATTCGAGACCAAAAATTGGTGCTATTTGAACGATATCAGCAATCGCACCAAATGGTGCTTCTGCAACAAGTGATGAAGAATCTACAATTCGATTTCTTGTTTCATTCCAAAGTAAAATATTTGGACTATTCAGATATCTTGCTCCTGCAGATATAATATTTGCACCTTTGTAAATATCTAAATTATCAATACTTACAATTGGTGGAATTCCTGCTTCAGGTCTTAGTGTTTTATCGGATGGATAATCGTATCCTACATCTTTAAATCTTAAAGTTTTTATCCTTCCAATTTCACTAGAAACTCCAACTAAATTTGCATTTCTTCCATTTTCACTTGTTACATCTTTAAATTTAGGAAGTACTTCAAAGTTGTATCCTTCAGAGATAACTTTTACATTTGCAATTTTTCCGTTCAGTGCATTTGATGATTTAGTGTTGTATGATAAAACATCACAATCTGATGCGTGATAATATGATACGGAAGGATATCTATACGGAGAAATTTTAAATGTTTTAGGTGAAGCAGGGTCAACTCCAAAAACTTCATAAGATCCATTATACTCACTATCAAGGAAATTAATTTCTGAATAGTGTGCTATAGATGTATCAGAGGTGCTTATATATCCGTTCTTTTCAAGTGCATAGTAAAGTTTGGATGGAAGACTTTCAGAATATTCAAGTTTTAAGGAAGCAGTACCAGTTGTCCCAATACCAATCGTTCCTTCAGTGGTGACATTGAAATCAGCACTATCAGACGTGGTAACAAACTCATTTATAAATTCTTTCTCATTGTATATTTTTAATTGATACCCTTTAAGTGATTCATCACTTAGATCGAATGTAAGATCAGAATTTCTGATAACATTTATTCTTGGATTTATCAATCCAATTGTATGAATACCAGTTCCTGAAGATGTTATGTCAACTGGATATTCTACTTTATCTGCAGTATCATATTTTGTTTCCGCTAACTGGAATTCATTATCGGAAACTTTAATTACATAGTAACAACTTAATGCTAGACCAGCAGCAGCATCATTTGATTCATAGTATACTTTATCTCCTGTTTCAAATCCATGAGAGTTGTATGTTAGAATATTTGATGCTGGATTGATATTGGATGATGGAATATTTAAAGGATTTACAATTATATTATTATCGGTCAAATCAACCTTGATACGTGCAGCTGCAGTTGTTCCTAAACCAACAACTGTATTTGGTTTTACAGTAAGTTTAATTAAATCATTATTTTGTAACCCGTGAGTTGCGGAGGTGCTTACAATTGTAGTAACCTTTGAGACATTTCCTGTAACTTGAGTTTTCTTACTTTCTAGTAAGAATTCGTCATTATCACCACCAGCAAGTTTAAAGAATACGCCATCAGATGCGGTTGTATCTGCAAGTTGAGTAGCAAGTCCAATATGGTTTGGACCTTTGTCAATAATATAAACATCAGATTCTCTTGTTACCGCATCTGGTAAGAAGAAGTTTGTACTAGATGCAGTTTTTGAAACAGTTATTGGAGTTGCAGTTGATGGTGCTGATAATTTAACTTTTTGTCCTGCTTTGAAAGGATGGTTAGGAATATAAATTGTACGAGTTGGAACTGATACTGATTGATATGTACCGTCAGGAAGTTGTATTGGATTTAAGGTAATAGCAGCACCCTGAGTTACTCCAATCGCAACTTGTTTAAAAGCATTAAAATAAACCTGATCGTTACGCTCTGAAGTAAATTTGTCTGTAACAACTGGTAATACGATACGATCTGGATTGAGTTCTAATATACTTCCAAGTGAGTGACCTGCGCCAGGACCTGTACTAAATCTCTTAACCTTAAGGATACCATTTCCATAGTCATTAAGTACTTTGACTATCTCCGTTCCATCAGAAGATTTTACCGTAATAGAATTTCCAATAGATATGGTATCAAATCTTGATGAAACATATATTGTTTCTGTGAGTGGACCCTGACCTGCACCATAAGAACTCATTGTTGATGCAAGACTTACGATTTCAGTATTAACTTTTACCTTCTTTGATCCTTTTAATCTAGAAATAGATGTAGATAAACCACTTACTATTACATTCTGATTATCTTTTAAGTTATAACCACCATTACGATAATATGCCGATATCTCACCTTCATTATCCCATACAAAAACAGAATTTGGATATTCTTCAAGTGATGTTGTAATTGAAGAAATGCCCGCACCCGTTAATTCTGTTACTTGACCTCTAAGACCAAATCCATTTGATCCTTCAAAATCAAAATTGACAGCATCATTGATTTTATATCCTTTTCCACCGTCAATAATTTCAATATCTGGAACAGATCCCTTAGTTATTGCCTCAATAACAGATGGTTGCTCAAAAGTTTCATAAGACTCATTGAGAAAATCATATTCAATTGTAGGAAGATTTACATTGTATGGCAATGTATTTCTAACAAGAAGACTTGAATTAAAATCAAATTCATGATCTAAGTAAACATTTTCTTTAATTAAATTTGATTTAAATGTATCTCCAATAAAATATGGATACTCTGGTATGAAACCAGAGGTTCCATCATTCTTTACACCAGCAAAATATGCATATGTTCCATTAGGGAATTCTGGGGTTTTACAATATCTTCCGTTATGTTTATCAAGATTTCCAGAACCAGTGTAAGAATAATCCTCTACAAAAAATCCTGGTGCAAAATTTGGTCTATCAATCACATTACTTATGTTTAATTGATAACCAGATTTAACTTGGATGATACCAGATTGAACTACATCTGGATCACCATATGCAAAAGGTCCATAGATTGGATTACCATCATATGCCCATCCAATGATTGGAGAATGTAGACCATCTAGAGGTTCAATTTTTTCGGCGAGTGTTTTTGAATATCCATAAATTCCATAATTTAAATGATCTTCTTTTTTATTTTGTGAAAGACTTGCAAAAATTCCTTTATTTGGATCTGAACCAAATCTAAATGCATCATTTATGTGAAGCTCTCTCACGGTGGTGTCAATAATTGCACCAGTGCCTCTTAAATCAACAAATATAGATGTAGTTGATTCATTGTATCCAAGACCAGTATTAATTACGATTACATCATCAATTTTACCTTCCTTCATAACAGGACGTAATATGGCACCAACACCTCCAGATGGATCTTCAACAGTGATATCAGGTGTTGATGTGTAATCTTTTCCTTTGTTTAAAATCTGAACTTCTTCAATCTTTCCATTAACAATGATTGGATTCAATTGTGCATTCTTACCTTTTTTAATTTTAGAAATAGGTTTTTTGTGGATATTGAATGTGGTTGATCCATATCCAGCTCCAGATTCATAAAGGTATGCGTCAACTATTGGTCCAGTTATAACAGGGGTGAACTCAAAAGTTCCGTTACCTTCAAATGTCGCTTCTACTTTTATTGGTGGATATTCAAATATTTGATATCCTGTACCATTTGAATTTAATTTTGTAATTTTTGACTTAGTGATGTCGGTGCGATAAGTTCCATCAACTCCAACATTAATTAACTTAAATTTATCGGCATCAATTTTTACAATCGAATATTGATTTGCAGTTGATAATCCAACAATTTCAGTTCCTGTTGTTTTATAATCTACAATATCGCCACTATTAAATCCATGGTCTTTGAAAGTTACTGTATCATAGATTGTGGAAATATCACTATCTTTTACTATCAATTTTCTATTAGAATATCCAGATCCAGAATTAATAACTTTAATATTTCTGATATTTTTCTTTGATTCTGTTCTAAATTTATGAATTCCTGCTGCAGATGTTGCTTCGGCAAGACCTATTGTATTGATACCTGTTACAGAAGCAAGTGCATCTGCCTCAGTTTTAAATAATCTAATGGTAGAGGGATTTACAACTCTGACATAATATTGATCTCCTGTGGCGAGATTGCTAGTAACTATATTATTACTATCATAAGCATCACCAATTCCAAGAGGTTCATTACCATTTTGGTTATAAATGATAATCTGACCATTTACTAAATTATGATCTTTTAAGAAAGTAATTGTTTCATTAGTAGTATCAATTCCACCACCAAGAGCAAGTCTTCTACTATCAAATTTTAACTCTCTGAATCTATTACCAACAACTGCTTGTAATTCGCATCCAGACCCATTACCACCAACCAAACTAATTGATGATACATTTTTAACGTCAAAATCTTGAGGGTCTACATAAACTTCCTTAACAGATCCCTCAACAACTGCTTGAACTTTTGCCTGTCCACTTAGACCAGCAGTAATTTCAATTTCGGGTGGAGAAACAACATCATAATCTTTTCCTCCATTCAGAACATCAAAAGATTTAAGTGGTCCATAATAAATCTTATCGGTTGAATCTGGACTTGTAATTTCAACTCCATCAATAAGAACACCTACAGAACCCTGCTCTCTAATATCAAGTTTTGAATCATTTTGGGGAGGATTTAATGGGAATTTTCTTAGAATTTTATTATCTGCAATTTTCTCAGTTCCATGCTGTTTGAATGTGAACTTATGAGTTCCTGCATTCAAATTGGGACCAAGTTTAATATGTTCTCCACTTTCTAAAAGTTCACTTGACAAATAAATTTTGATGTCTCTTGACGATATGAGTTTGATAAAATATGATTGACCTGAAGTCAATCCAGAATATGGATTATCTGATGTATAAACAATTTCATCACCACTCCTGAAATCTACAGGGGTTGGAAAAGTAACTCTATTGTAAGATTGGAAGAAATTATCATAATCAGAAAGACCATCAGTTGGTGAAACTCCACCTACAGATTCCTGTAAGATATCCTCTTTTATAGTGTAACCAGGAAGAGAGTTTGATGCAACGTAACCTTCAGTCCCTTCATTATTAGTATAAACGTTCAGAGTATTTGAAACTTGCTTATTGTTACCATACTTTAATTCAGCACCAGAACTATTTGCTTTGACTAATTTTCTTCTGATACTGTAAGATCTGGTTGATAGGGGTTGGAATCCAGATGTGTTTGTAAGAGTAACAGTATTATTGAGATAATCTATGCTTGAGACTGTTGGAAAAGTTCCACCAGGAGAACTTGGAAATGCAACTGTTCCTACACCAACGTTTCCATATACGATTTCTACTAAATCACCAACCTTGAGAGCAGACTCTTCAATCTCTGCTCTATAACCTAATGAAAATACAGAACCATTTACATCTTCAGCAATATAGCGAGTGCTAGTATTATAAATCCAGGAGTTAGCAAAAACCTGTTTGTATGTTTGACCGTCAGATGGGTTCTGAATTGCTTCTCCAAGATTTAATACTGAAATCTCTTCACCCTCTTCCATCAGAGGAATATCTTCAATACTTTCAAATTCAGAGAGAACGCCTGTTAAACGTAATTCAACTTTTTTAGTTGCATCTCCATTTTCATATCCTATTACAGTATCATTATCTCTAATAAGATCTCCAAGTAAGATATTTGCACCAATTCCAGAAGTTCTACCCGCACCTACACAACCATAAAACTGATTTATGCTTTTAGAAGTATATGTGATTAGAGTATTGGGTGAAACTATTGATGGGGATAGTAATGATGTGGTAACATTTGGATTATTAAGACCAATAAAGTTAGGATCACCAGGTTGACCAGCAACAATGGTTCCTGTCTGACCGAAACCAATTGTTGAATCTACAGTAATAATTGAATCATCAGGTGATACTGATTCAACTACTCTTGATGCTCCAGGAATATTGAAAGTTCCTTCGATATACTCATTATCAGTATTACCAACATAGATTCCAAGCCTATAATATGCTTTACCATTTCTTGTAAAAATTTCAACTTCAGATACGGATGCACTAGTATTAGAATCAGATGATCTTGATATAGTCTGACCTTCTAACTTAAATGGATCTCCAAAAACATAAAGACCAGTATCAGGATCCAAATACTGAACGTTTTCCGCAACAATAACTTCCCTTCTGAGATAGTTTGCTGAAGATGGTTTTACTAACCTTCCCTCTAGGTCTATAACGTCTGCATAGACGCCGTAGAGGACCTTGAAGAGTATTCTAATCGACTCAGCAATACCTTTTGACTGATAGAAATTTCTGGCGTGTTTAATAAAGTTTCCAACATCAAGATCGTCTGTAAATTTTAAATCTTCAAACCCTGGTGTGAAAGTTGCTTTTAATTTTCTGTAAAATTCTTGGAGGAATACTACGCTCAGATTTGTTACAGTTGCAGAAGAATTATGTGCTGCAGATTTTGTTTCAGAAAATTCTAATGACTCTTTATTTGTATGATCTATTGTATTTGGAATACTTTTAGTATAACCAGTTACACCACTAAATCCACGAATACAACCTGTAAATGATGTATCAGTTTTTCCAGTATATGTGATTATTTCATTATCAATTTTTAAAAGACCATAATCATCAGGGAAACCCTTTGTAGAAGAAACGCTGATTGTAGTATCAGTTTTATCAATATTGGAAGAGAGTACTGTCGAACCAATAATAACCTCTGGTACAAGGTTATCAACTTTGATATACCGATCAAGATTATCTACTAAATCAACATTACCTCCTTGATGCTCTAAGGAGATATAATATTGTTTAAAAAAGTCTACCGCTTTTGGAAAATCAGCGACTATAAATTCTGGAAGTTGGCTCTCAATAATTTTATTGAGTTGCACTCTCTTCTCAAAATGCGACATATTTTATTTCCTCTCTAAATCTCCGTTTGAGTAACTTGATGTATAAAAATCTCTTGTGAATGTGACGCCTGAAATGTCCTCACCAGATGCAATAACATCTTTAATCATATTTATCTTGGTATCGGAAACGCTCAAAGCCAAATATAGATCTTTGAGTCCAACAACATCATTAGAATCCGGATATGCTTGTATCTCAATAATATTATTTGGTCTGGATGTTGATGTAATGTTGATTGTATTAAGAATAATTTCACCCTTTACGTAATCAACTAATCCAGTTTCTTTTGCAACAACAACTTTGTTACCCTTTTCATCATTTTTTACCAAAGACAATACACCTGTTTTAAGATCTTCATTTGGTACATCCACAAGATAAACTTCTTTGGATTCTCCAGACACTTTGAATCTTGTAGATTTGATATTGTAACCATTTGGTTTTACATTAAATCTATTTCCGAAGCAGAGTTCATACTGAGCAAACTGGTTTATCAATGCTTTCAAATCTCTTCTAATAATAACTTTGGTGATATTAGAAGTAATTGAATCATCAACTCTATCAATTAATTGAAGAATTTTGCTGTACTTGAATCTACCACCAAAGCGATTAATATCAACATTTTTAGAGTATGATGTCAATGCATCAACGACATTTGTTTTTAAATCGTCAGGATTAGACACTTTTGATGTATCGTAGTAAATTGTTGAATCAAGTTCAACATAAAGAACTTTTAGATCAACAATTTTTTGATTTATACCTGCAATTGAGTATTGTTTTAGTTTACTAAGAATATTTTGCTTATCAAAGTCCGAAACAAACGTTCCATTTTGTGGTTTTATACTAATTTGAACGGTTCCAAACTTTGGTGGACTCAATTCTTCGCCACCAACCACTGCAACTGACTCAGTATTGGGATAAATGTCGGAAATAATCGCTTCATAGTCCCTTGCAGTCACTGCTCTGTACTGAGCGGAGTATAAACGTGGTGCAAAATATTTAATTGATGCTACATTTTCAATTTCACCACCATTTTGTGCTTTTTGAACGGTATTTACAGTGATTGATCCGGTTGGAGTGACTGGAACACCCTTATCATCAACAAAAGTTCCTTGAAAATCGAATCTTGATGGTCCATTTCCAGATTCTCCATCAGTTACAAGGTATCTTACCGTAATAACTTCATTATTTTCTAACTTTTTACCAAAATAACCATCACCAAAGAGTAATTCGTATCTTTCATCCTGAACTTCCTGGATTAAGAACACCTCAGAAGTCTTTGAGAGGTTCAAAATGTTGTCAATTAATTTAAATTCACGTCCTAAACCTGAATCACCGATTCCTTTTACATAACATCTAATAGTAGACGTGTCAATATTAGGATTATCAAGAATAAAACGTTGATCTCTTGAGGTATTAACCAAAAATTGCCTTGAAAGAAGAGA